TGGTGCATCAGCACCTACTTGTCCTGTAAACATTGATCTCGCCACATCAGTTTTAGCATCATCTAAGGCAGAACTAACTTTATCAGCAAGAGCATTTTTTAAATCTTCTCCTGCTTGAGTATTGTCACCTGTCTGTAATGAATTAACAAATTTATTAATATTTTCTTTACTCATTATTTATCTCCTAATGTTGATTTTTCTTTTTCACTACCATTCGTTTCTTGGTTAGGTGTAATGGTTGGTGTTTCTTCGGGCTGTGCTTCAGCACCTTCTTCTTCAATTTGTTTATCAATTTCTTCAATTTCTTGTTCATTTTGTTTTAGTATTTTCGTTCTTATATATTCGTTAGAGAAATACTTACCAACATAACCTTCTAGTTGTTGTGCAAGTTGTATTCTTTCTCTCATCATTTCTGAATTTTTAAGTTCCGCAAAATATCCATCTTGTAAGAAATTGTATGTAATATCTCCCATCATTGAATCCCATTCTTCAGGTGCAATAATGCCTTTTAAAATTAGTTGTGTTTTTAAAAGGTCGTGGAATAACATACAGAATTTCTTTCTTAAACGACCTACAAATTTAGTAAACTTAACTTCATCTCTACTAATTTCTGCAGCTCGACCAAGATTGAAACCTTGACCACCTTCTAATCTACTAATTGGTATGTTAAGTGAACGATATAGTTTCTTTTGGAAATATTCTATATCTGCAATCTCACCTAAGTTTTGACCACCAGGTAATGTAGTGATTTCTGTTCCTCTTCCACCTTCTCTACGAGGTAACCAAAAATCTTCTAACATACTCATATAGTTTCTGTCATCTCTTATTTCACCTGTACTTGCGTCATACACAAGTTTATTTCTATATCTAGCCATAACATCTCTTAAATATTGTTCGGCCTTAATTTTAGGTAAATTACCTACATCAATATAGAATATTCTTCTTTCAGGTGCTCTAGCAATTCTGTAAATAACAACAGCGTCTTCAATCATTCTTAATTGATTAACTGGTTTAATTGCTTTGTGTAAATAAGATAATACTTGATTTTGTGTTTGATCTATTAAACCTGATGGACAGTATGCGATAGCGTCTGTAGCTATTCTTAATCCACCTGCGTTAGATGTAGCAGTTGGATGTATTCCTCTTTCGTTGAAAATATAATATTCTGAAAACTTATTTTCAAATGCAAAAGATGATGGCATTCCATCTGTTCGTTGTTTTCGTATTTCTCTTATTTTTTTAATTTTTCTAGGATCAATATATCTTACTTCAGTAATTCCTAGTCTTGGCGAGTCTTTGTCAATAATTTTATGATAGTATAATCTACCATCTACGTACCATCTTCTAAAAATATCGTGGCCTTTTATATCAAAGTTTAATAACTTTAATACTTCAGCAAAAGACTCTCGTATTCTTTTCTTAATTGAATCTGAATAATCAATTTTACTTAAATCTAATTGTACAGATTGTTGATTTTCGTTTGATACAATTGCTTCAGATACAATGTCCTCGATTGCAAGGTCACATTCTGGATGTAAAGCAACTTCTCTATATCTTCTTATTAAATCTAATTCGTTTCGTGCTGTAGCATCGAAACCTCCATAAGACGCAAAAAACCCACCAGCGGGGACGGTTTGTGTACCGTCATCCGCTTGAGGTGGAACTATATTTTGTCTTGGATCGGTAGAGGGTTCTTTTAAACGCTCTATCTTAAACCCAAACAGTTCAGCCATAATTTAATTTCTCCTATTACTATTAATACTTATAAGAGTATTAAGTAGTAGTATTTGTTTCAAAGTATTGGTATCTATGAGTAGCAGTAAACGATTCTACCGTATTATTGTCACTATAAGATAACGCAATGTCGTCTAAAGTTGTTGGAAACATTCCTCTAAACGTATATGATTTAATCACATTACCATTTCGGTCTAACTGATCAACAAAAGCGTCAACTTGATAATCTACTGGATTTGTTAATCCTTCGTTATCTGACATATTGTTGATACCGTTTAACCATCTTTCGTATGCATTACGAATTAAGAAGTTAGTATCATTTAGAATTGTAGTTGTCCATGTAGCAAACGTTCTATCACCTGCAACATATAACTCTCTTCCTCTAAATGGAATAGCAACTTCGGTTACTGTCATACCTGGTAAAGATGTAGATGTAGTTAAGAAAGACATACTTTCAGTCTCCCCACCCACAGCTGCATATCCAGGGAAAGGCATTGTCACTCTGAATTGGTTAGCACGAGCGCCGCCGCCTCTTAACTTAGCTTTAAAGTCATTTATATTTGGCATTTTTTCCTCCTACGCTCCTACTACTTCTTCAAATGCAACACCTGTTCTTGTCGCAACGAATTGTAGTTGTATAAAGTTAATTGATCTATTAGGTTTAACGAATATATCCGCTCTAAACTCATTTCTATCAACGACATCAGCAGTATTGTTAGAAGCATCACAAACTACTAAAAAGTCTGTTACACCTCTTCTACCTTGTACATCTCTTAGGAATGGTTCTACGATATTTCTAAATTGTGCTCTTGTGAACTCATCATTGAACTCAAACAATTGGAATTTAGAAGCCGTAGAGATTGCTTTTTCTAAAGTGATAAACAATCTTCTAACGTTTATTCTATCAAACGCACTTGGAGTAGATAAACCTGTTTTGTCACCAAATAGAACAGTTCCCTGTCCTGGTAAAGTAACAACTGGATTTATTCTAGCTCTGTATAACTCATCTCTTTGTGTTTTTGATGGGTTGTATGCTAACTTAACAGCACCTCTAATTACTCCTCTGTTGAAACCAGCAGGTGAGAACCATGAGTCTGCGATTAAGTCTGTTCTTGCAGCCAAACCAGCAATATCACCATTTAATGGTACATATCTAAACACATCATTGTATTTGTCGTAAGTGTATTTGTAACCACTATCGAATACAACGTATGAAGATGATCTAATACTATCAAAGAAAGCTTTAACGTTTGTTGTTTGTGTTGTTGAACTTGTAACACCAACTACGTCTGTTCTTTCTGGTGAAGCAAAAACGATTGCGTCTTTTCTATTTTCAGCAACTGTAATAAGGTTATCTATATGAGTAGCGTCACCTTTTCCAGCAATAATTAAGTTTACATCTACAGTATCAGCGTCTTGGTATCTTTCATATGCAGTTTTTAATTCTGCAACTGAAGCTGCTGATCCGTCAGCACCACCACTTAGACTTGCGTCATTAAGAGCTGAAACAGCAGTAAATGTTACTCCTAAAGCAGGATCACCCCAATTACCAGCTGCACCTGTTGACTCGTGAGCAGTCCAATAAATGTATTGTGATCTGTTATAGATTACATCTTTGTAATAGTTTGAATCACCTTGTGGTGTTTTAGCATCACCTGCTACTGATACTGAGTCATATACTTCTAATACTTCCCCAGCAGTACCTGTAATACCACCATCTTCATCAACCACTACTACGTGTATTTCATCATTTGATCCACCTCTTGCTGAAGTGTATGCTGATGTTCCTGGAGCACCTGATACTAGATCATAGTATCTCCATCTTCTTCTTATTGTTGAAGAGTCAGCTACAGCAGTGTGTAAACCACCTGTACCTGAAGGATGTCTTACGAATGTTACATCATTTGTTGCAATTGCAGTAATTCTGTATTCGTATCCACCCGCTTCTCCAAAGTTTATAATATCACCTACGTTTAATGTTGTACCATCATCTACTGTAATTGTTGTATCTCCAACTGCTGTTGAAGCGTCATTTACTGTAGTTGCTGAAGTATTTTCGTAAGCTGATGCTGTGTTAGGACATATTGAAACTTTAATATTATTTCCCCACGCACCTGCGGTTCTAGCAGCCCATAAACCGTCTGCTGTAAAACCGTCATCATAATCTGAATTGTTTTTTATTAAGGTTGCACCACCGCCACCTGAAGTAGCGTTGAAAGCACCTGTGTTATTTGCTCGAACAACTCTTAAACTTGATGAGTATTGCAAGAAACTTGCAGCACTAAAAAAGTATTCAAAAGTATTAGAGTCAGGTTTACCAAACGTTTCTACCAATTCTTTTTCAGAAGCAATAGATACAACTTCATCTATTGGACCTTGTGCGAATTGACCTGCGATAGCACCGATCGTTGTAGCTACTGCTGGAATTACGTTTGTTAAGTCTTTCTCTTGTACGAGAACACCTGGTGAAACTTGAAATGCCATATTTTGTTCTCCTCTTATTAGCTAATAAGTATCATTAATCTCGTTTATATTTATAATATCTCACCTTTTCGCACGGTTACTGGAGTCCATCGTTCTCCTGAATCATCCTGAAAACTATCATCATCTAAACCATCATTCATAAACCCAAAAGGTGCCATATCTTGTTCAATTGCGTTTTGTTGTTCTTCATACATTCTAGCACGTACATCTTGGTCTGTCATTTCTTTGAAGTATCTTTGATTTGTTATCCATGCAAATATGACACAACACATAACTAAATCGTCATTAGAACCTTCTTCAGCCTGCCAACCACTACCTCGTCTTACAAATGTTGACAATTCTTGTATAGTATGAAAGTCTGGTATGATCATCTTGTCACCTTCAAGTAAAGACTTTAAGTTAGAACAACCAATACGTTTGACTTGTTTAGTCATACGAACACCTAACTGTGTTCCTCTTTTAGAAAAACCACCACCGAGTATTTGACCTGCACGGCCTTTCATCATACACATTAAAAGATTTGTATATTCTAATTCAAACTGTAGAGCGTCTGCAATTTGATGACCTAAATCATTTACTTCAACACAAACGTGAGCATTATTATATTCTCTTGCTACCTTTTCTATTGTATGTGGAAATAATATAGGTTTAATTTCATTATCTCTAAACTTTGCAACCATCTTATATGGCATTTTTGAAACATCAAATACAGTAAAGGCTGAATAATCTCTTACAGTACCACGAGCCACGTCAACAGTCATAACATAGTCTTTACCTTTTTCTGCTCGTTCATACATATCTAAACCTGCGTTTGACACTAAAGGAGTATTGTGTGATAACATTCTTAACTTAGATGGATTAATTAAAGTATCAACTGAACCTACAAACTCACACTCAAACTCAGTAGCAAATTGTGCTTCACTAGTGTTTCTTATAGTTTCTTCTTTCCACTTATCATCTCTACCTGGCACCTCTGACCAATGTACTTCAATAGGTACATAATCATTTCTTTTATGTATTGCGTCATTCCACAGTTTATAAAACATATTCATTCCATGTGGTGTAGATACTATCATAACTTTAGAAGATTTACCAGAAGAAATTGTAGGATATACTGAACTAAAAAATTGCTCAGATATATTATTAGGTATGAAAGCAAACTCGTCAAGGAATATTATGTTAAATGAACCACCTCGAATAGCAGAACTTGATGT